AAATTCTAATCTGTCAACTAACTTAATTGCTCCGCCATCGTGCCCTACAGCAACAAATCCTTCTGGTTCAGTTACTGTATATCCATCGCCGTCTTTAACAAATGTTCCTATGCCTTCAATTGTTTCTAATTTTCTAACTAACAGAAGTTTAATTTCTATTAGACGTTTGTAAATTGCTAATACACCTAGCAATGCATTTGAATTATCTTCAAGAAATTCTTCTTTGTCTTTAATCTTTTTTAGTCTAGCCTTATAAGGTTTGCTATCTGGCTCCCAGCCTTTTCCCTCAAGCTCTTTCATAATCTTGCCGCGGTAGTATTCCATAAATTCATTTAAGAATTCAGTTGGGTTTCCTGGCAATCTGGCATCCTTTACTAATACGTTAACAAACGACTTTACATATTTAACAAACTCTTTATTGTCCATTACTTGGTTAAATTTTGGTGCGCGAATCTTTTCCATTGTGCGTTCAGCTGCTGACATAAGGTTTGTAATCTTACTCAACTCTGCTGGTGTTAAACTTGCAGTACCTGTCAGGTCTTTATATGTAGCATCATCAAACCAAACATTCTTGCTTTGATTTAATCCACTTACATCAACGCCAAACGTTGCATTCATACTTGGCAGGTCCGTGCCTTCATATGCTGTATGGAATACAATACCTAATTTAGCACGTTTTATTTTTTGTGCTAACTCACTTTTGACTGGAGCAACATATGTGATAGTGTTTGGACCGAATGTAAGTAACTTCTCGCCGTTAATAGTTGTCGGAACTGGATGTTCATCTACAGTATCAAACATTAAATCGCCTTGTAAAATATTACCTATGCCTAATGCAGGCAGATATTTTAAACATAATGCTAACTTAGCTTTAAGCTCTGGTTGATGACCGTGATGCTTCTCTAGGTCTCTTTTGGTTTTAATAAGTTTAGGATCTTTCAAGTTGAATACAGATTTAGTTCCAACAAAAAACTTTCCATCCATTGGATCAATGCCGCAAACTACGGCAGGAGCTCCGTCCCACTTTACTGTAATCTTTGCCTGGTCACCTGATCCTGATGCTAACATAGAAAGAATCTGTTCAAAGTATGTTAATGCGCCTTGAGCACCTTCGTATCCTTGATTGAACACCATATCTTCGATATGCTCTAAGTGAACATTCTTGCCAGTGCCTGCATATTCTGTTAAGTAACTAGCCATCATGCTTCGTGCTAATGATTCTTTTACTGCCTTGCTAACTATGTCAGATGGATCATTCATATTCGCGCCTTTAGCTGCCGCGTTTTTCATCAGTGTTTGTACTTCTTCGTCGCTAGCACCCATTTTCTTAAGTGCCGCTACAGTTTTTGGATTTGCTGCGCCACTAGATTGAGCTGCTTTTTCACGAGACCGCAGTGCTTGTATTTGTGCGTCGCGAGTCTTTTGATCTAACCCTGCTTGCGTATCGGTAGCTTGTTGAGCCTGATCAGTAGCTTTTGAATCATCTTTACCATAAAATTGATTTACTAATGTAGTAAAATAGTTTCTAACTGCTCGATCACGACCCTGGTTGCCTTTGAAAGGTTCGATGCTACCTTTCTCCTTGTTCATAAAGTTTCCGACCCAATCATTAAAATTGTCCAATGACGGTTCGATGCCAGGAGCGCCGCGTTTTGCTTTGCCTTTCTTGTCTAGTCCGCCTTGTCGAAATTGATTAGCTTGATCCTGCCATTTACTTAGCATTAGTTCAGCCATCTTTTTCTTCTTAGCATTCTGTCCACTTTTTGATCCAGCTTTACGAGCACCAGCTTTAGCTAATTGAGCTCTGCCTCTTGCTGCTACTTTGGGATCTTTAGATCCTGCTCGCATTGCGCCAGCAATACCGCCGGCAAAATTCTTGACGCGGTCTAGTGGGCCTTCGTTAAGCTCGACTATTTTCATTAGTCTTTTCTATTTTCTTTTAACTTAACAATTGCTCTTGAGAATTTTTTAGAATCGCGTCCGCGAATACTATTAAGTAATCTGCGCTCTAATTCTAGGGCAGTATCTGCATCATAATTTTCTTGGATGTATTCAATAAGGTTTATAGCACCGGAGATAACATGCATCGCACGACTCTCAACTATATTTTCTTTGTCTTTTTCAATGCATAAGGCATTGAGCTCATCTAAGATGCTTCTGACTTCTTTGCTCAAGGTATGTTTACTCCGATTTAGTTGTATTTATACGTTTGAGCCAATAACTTCTGTTAGGCTATTTACTTAACAGTAAAATACTATTTTCTTCTGGAAACATTTTAGCATAATTCAACCCTGTAAAATTTTCAGATTCCATGCATATCTTTTGCGTCGTAGAGAATAAAGATGACATGTCTTCTTTTAATAACCAAGCAATAATTTCGTCAATTACTTTAGTGGTTATATCATTTCGTTTCTGGTCTAAATTATCAACAATTTTGTCTTTAATATCGGTTGGAAAACAATGTATATTCAGATATTTTGGGTAACTTAAAAATCTATGTTGAACATCATAATTTTTAGCATGAGCCCATTCTAATACCGCCGGAATCCACAATATAGTATGAACTGATACTACCGCGTTTATCCATGGCCTAGGATGTTCATATTCATTTAAGAAGTCATCCCATTTAAGAATGATAGATGAGAATTTATCCCACTTAGCCAATCTTCTAGCATATTCAAATTGGTCACCAACCCCATCCACAGAAAATGCCAATTGTAAAGTCTTTACTTTTCTTAGCTCATTCAATATTTTGTCTTTTGGCCATATTGTGCCATTAGTGGTGTACAATAAATCAACGGTATTAAGGTTAAGCGTATTCAGTATCGTTAAGTGATCGGTATCATTATACAAGAATGGTTCTCCGCCACCCAAGGACAATCCTTTAAGATTAGGTAATGTTTTTAAAAGCCAATCATCGATTTTGAGGACTGATCTTACATAGGTTGGTGTTGATTCAGGAGGAATAGCTCGTTTATAAAAATGAACATCTATATCTTTAGACAAGAGATATTGTTCTTCTTTCTTTTTCTTAAAGGAATGCTTCGATGAACATATACCACATGCTAGATTACAAACATTAGAAATATTAAGTGATATGCCTTCAATTTTATCATCGCCGGCGTATTCGTGATAGTTAAAATACCTGTTATGTTGCAACCTTGGCGAGTCGTCAGTTCCAGTAGCTTCAGACTTTACACAATATTGGCAGGGATCTGGCCACACGCCATCCTTAAACTGCTGTTTCATTTTTAGAAATTCCGGATGGTTGATGTATTCCTCGTGTGTTGCCGCGCCATCAAAATACCCATGTCCAGTGTGACAACAAGGCGCATAAACTTCTGATGAATTTTCTCCTTTATCTATGTATATAGATTTGAAGGGAGCAGCACAAAATATTTTCTTCATTTATTATTTTTTAATCCGTTAATCATATCTTGGATTTTTTTACTCTGCACTTGCGCTGTTGGAGCTTTATCGATGATTTCGCCGGTACCTGGATCAACTGTTGCTTGCTTGTTTTTAATTCTATCCATAATGGCGCTAGACGGTGGTCCAGAAGGAGTCTGATCGTCGTCGCCTGTATCTACAATTCTTAGTGTGTCGATGTCAAATGCTAAATCGACCTTCTGTCCTACACCGGAACTAGAGCGTGTTTTCATTAACTGTAATTGGTATCTACCATGCTCACGCATTGACCGGGACGTAAAGATTCCGAATACGTTGTCTGCAGTATTAATTTTGCTTAAGCCACCTGCAATCATGCTGTGGTCAAAGTCTACTTCTTCTACTGCGCTTCTGTTTAACTGTGATGCGGTTACAAATAATATTTGTAATTCGCTTGCCAGGTTACGTAATTCTTCTGATACGTACTTGTCTTTTATAAACACATCACTTGGTGATACTTTAATGCTGACTGGCATAATCAAGTCTAAATAATCTACAATCAAAAAGTCAATCTTGGTACCAGTCTGGATATGAAGCTCTCTTATAAATGCTCTAATATCATTAACAGTTGATTGTGCTGGCATATACTTAACTCTTAAGGTGCCACACTTTTTACCAATGATTGCTATTCTAGTTGCCACATCATCAACATTCTTAAATATTTGATTAGACGCAATACCAGCTAACATACTGTCAATACGCATAGATGTAAGTTGTTCACTTAGTTCCAATGTAACGTATACGCCATTAAGACCTTTTTCAATCCAATTACATGACAAATTCTGCATGAACAATGACTTACCTGACCCACTTCCACCAGCAAATACATTTAGTTCGCCTTTATTAAATCCACCATATAGCTTTCGATCAAGTCCTTTCCATCCTGTACTGACCTGTCCATTATTGTCGCGTAATGCTAGCAATCTTGCTTTTGGATCTTTGAAATAATCCGTGCCCAGGTCACGTGTAAGTGATATGCGAACAGCGTCTGTTATTATTTTTTCTACTGGATCAAAGTTACCTTCTTCTATCATGTCGGCAGTTTTTAACACTGCTCGTGACAATTCTTCTTTACGTGTAAACTGTTCAAACTCATCCAAAAACCATTCCGAATGTGAATCGTCATAGTTATCAACTGTTTGGAATTTCGTATCTGTTGCTGCTTCGAGCACTTGTATAGATGGTAAGCTATTATATTCTAATGCGTACTCACCAATAAAGTCTGCTGCTTCTCTTAAGCTCTTGTCAAAGTTTAGTGGATTGTATATATTCTGAACACGCGAAAATAATCCATTGTCATGTAACATTAGTTCAATGAATAATTTTTGAAATTCAGGTGTGTAATCGTTAGCCATTAATTCTCCTTTTGTGTAATTCTATCTTCAATTTCGTAGATAGTATGTTACTTATAATAGTTTTCAAGGTGAATAATTTTCCATATCTTTGTACTGCTTCGCCGGCATCCTTTATGTCTTCTTCCCATTCTGGAAAGCTAACATTCCAACCATATTTCATTGCCGAGTCAATTAATGGAATACCAGTGCGGTTTAAATCCGGTACCACTATTACTCGCTTGTTTAAGTCTTCAATTAAATCTGCTTGCTCGTCAGACACCATATTTGATAACACTGCTACGCCGTTCAATAACATCGCATCCATTGGGCCTTCAAATACCAAAACAAAATCAGACTCTTCAATTAATCTGTCTGTACCAAAAACGTAATTGGAATCAATGTCCATTAAGTATTTTGGCTTTATTAGTTTCTTAAAGCTTCTGGCAGTATAACCAACAGTCTTGCCCTTCCACGTAAACGGAATTATTATCCGCTTATTCATCGCAGACGTTCTATCTAACGTATAATATATTTCCGGCATCTTAGATAAGTCGCCTAGGCGGTCTACGGCATAGTTTACGGCAGTTAACAATCCGGGCGGGTAGTCTGTTGATCCTTTAAGTTCATAAAATTCTATCCACCCCTGGAATGATAATGCTTCTTTAGGTAAGGATCGTTGCTTAAAGGATATCTCTTCGTGTACTTTTGGTTCTACGACTATTGTACTTGGCATGTCTCGGACACGTAATGCTTCAATAACCATCCGGCTAATGTCATTTGGTGATGCGCCCATCCAGGATAGTAGCTTACGAGTTTTATGGAATAATGCTTTGCCTGGTCGATAACCAGTTTTAAAGCCGCAGTTGAAGCACGAGTAAACAATGCCGCCAGTGATACCGTCTATTTTGGTTCCACCTCTGCCGCGCGTGTCCTTAGTCTCGCCGTTGTGCGGACAGCATGGCGCATTGCCAGACTGCCATCCCTTAGGACTCAAGCGAGTCTTTCGGGTAGACATCCAGGTTTTAAGAATAAAATCTGTTACGTTGTTCATTAACTCTCGCTAATTAGAATCTATGTTGAATTTCTGATATTGTGCCGTCTGTTGCTGTTTCTTGAAATCTTACACCGTTAAATATACCGGTGAAATTTCTAGTATCATTGTCTTCTTGGTCTACATATGAAATTGTTTCTACGTCAAACCAAGTTATGTTTGTAGTTTGTGTTAGGATATTATCCATTGTCGCTTGAATAACTAAGTCACCTGTATATCCAGGAGATATTCCGTCGGCAAACTTTACTATTAATGTGTGCAATGAGTGATTCTCATGCTGTTCTGTTAATCCTGAAACAGCTTGCGTCAAACGTGTTATTGAATCAGGTATTAAAATATTGGAAGATGTAAATTCTGGAGCCGCGCCTAGTTGAATATCAACTACGCCGCGCATACCAAGATTATCATCTACGTATGTTGGTTTTTTTGTGCCGTCCAATTCTACTGCTGTAACAGCATAGCTATATAAGCCAGTTTCTACAGTGTATAGAACTTGTTCTGGAACTGTTACGCTTGCCTTGCCTGTAGTTGAATCAACAATGGTTACAGGTAGTTCAAACAATATTTGCTTCGATGCTGATCTTTCGTCGAACACGACAAAGCAAAAGTCTAAGTTGCCAATTGGAACTCTGCGCTGGTCAGAATTTTTAAATTGGAAAAACAAGGCATTGTCCACGCCCTTATGTAATATTAATTTTGCTGCATACACTACTATATTCCTCCGATTCTGTGTGTTATCAGATAATTGAACCTCTGTTTTATTTTGGTATAAATATATTGAGTTACTTTGCATTTTATATGGTTTCTTTAACATATTTATCATATGCGCTAGTGATTACTGAGAAATTAACCAAACTTTATGAGCGAAATAGATAGCACGAAGAAAGAAATGATCGAGAAATATCCATTTATGTCATACGTTACGTATGGTGGTAATGGCTACTTAGGTATTATACAAAATCATAATCCTGTGATTACTGGTCTTTACCATTTTGATTCTCTATTAAGCGACGAAGATAAACAATTATTTTTGGCTTTAGGAGATGAATGGTGGTGGCAATCAAACCGTCAAATACCTATTAATATTTTTATTAAAGACGATTGGCGTCCGTTCCGTGCTATACTTAAAACGTTTAACAGCAAAGACGTTGAAATTGAATTCGGTCCTAGTGTTAATTTACGTGAAATCGCGCTCAGACGCACCAAGAAAAAGTCAATTACTCTAATTAGAAAAATGCCCTAAGCTTTGCAGCGAAGTCAACAAAAGCCTGCTGCTTCTTGTATAAATCAATACATTTATGTAACCGATTAAATTCTTCTTGACAATCCTCTAGTCCTAGATTAGTCGTGTGAGAAAAACCACATACCATGCATTTGATTGTTGAATATACGGTTGACATCCCTGGTCTAGAATGCGTCGACGATATATTATTCATCTGGTTCTATAAAATGCTTTAACTGCTCTTTTACAGGATTTAACAAAGATTCCAATTGCGCTTCTATCTTCGCGGCTGCTTTGGCATCCGCTCGATCTGCTTTCCATTGATTCGCTGTATAATAACCCCAGCCCATTCCACCAACAAGTATTAACATTGTCACTGTAATGATTACTGTTTTTGTTGTTTCGCTGAACCAGCTGGTATCGTCGCCGGCACTCATTTCTTCTTCCAACGAAACTTAAATTTGCGGCCGTCCTTTTTCTTCCAAAGTGCGTAGGCACAGATGGAACACATAATAAAACTCCATAAAGCAAACGCTTCAACTATACTCATTCTTCTTCCTCTATTAAATTCATATGCACTGCCACAGCCATTGCGTAGCTTGTGGCGTGACTCTTGCGGAACGTGTAGCCATCGGCTTCGTCTCTGTCCCACACTGTGGCAGAAATATTCGACCAGGTTTCGCTTCTTAAGTGTCGTTTACCTGGCCGAATGATAGCCAAAAACATAGCCATAGTGACTACAGAATTTGGGTTCTTTGCTGCCAACAAATCTGAATAATTACTAATGTGAACAATCTTGCTAACAAATTCTGGGTCAGTTGTTAGCCTGTCCCAGTTTGGTATTTTAGCAATTAGCTCATCTAAATGTTGTTCACTACGAACTTTATCGTATATGCCCAAGTTAAGAAAATCCAGCTTAAAGTAACCACGCTCTTCTGCTACTTTGTGGTCCATGCTGGAATTGCCAGTCAATGGGTCTGTTGGAATGTCATGATAATACATTCCAGTATTATGTTTAGTTGCTTTATCGTCCTTTATGATTGATGCAGGGATGCCGCCTAATAACTCAACAGCCTTGTCTCTGTCAGAAAAGTCAATGTCTACGTCTGGTAAATTATACTTAGTCATTAGTTCTAACTCTTGATTCAGAATATGTCCAACGCCAACATCTATGCCATGGCATTGGAAATTCGGAGGTCGCGCAGGTATTCTCCCATTTCCACTTCCAATGGAGTGTTCTCGGTCCGGTGTTAACGCCATGGTCGGTTTCGTTTGATCGTCTTCCTATGAAAAACCCCAAGACAACATGCTGACGAACAAATAGGTACCAATCGATCTTAATCATTAAAACCAGCCTCGTCTAATAACTGTCGTATCCATTTTACATCTTCTGGATATTTCTCAAAACGATTAGACCACAAGTCCGGGCTGATCCACTTAAATGCTAGTGACAATTGTTCTTCGTTAAAGTTTCCTAATACTGCTACGCCTTGATCACAGTTAAACAAGAACCATGGGCTTATTCTGCCATTTGATATTAGGTTTACTACTTTGTTCGGACTAGCTACTTTGAAGAACTGGTCAAATGTTGTTTCGTTCTCAGCTGCCCAACGGTTTAGCTCATTAATAGTTCGCGTAATTGCGTCATCTGCCTGTTCCCTTGTCATGTGCGCAATTATGTATTTTTCATAGTAGCGATCTTTTGTCCACCAGTCTATCTTAACGTTTTCGTCTAACAGATAGTCTACTAGCGCCATTGGATTGACTGCGCGTATTTGATGAACATACCAGCCAAATTTTGTGAAAGCAGCATAATATGGACTTTTGATATAGTCTTCGTGTGTTTTTTCTTTAGTGGAGTTTGCTAATGTTTTACTATAGAAACGTTTGAAGGCTTGAATTCCTATTCTAGGTCCAACATCGTCTTTGTTTTTCCAGCGTCTTTTTGTTTCACATAGATGTACAAAGAGAGTCTTCTCTCTACGAAATTCTTTCTCGCAATACTTACATATAAATTTAACGGAAGATTGATCTGATATCGTTGTCATTGTAGCCTAAATCTTGAGCATATTGCTTAAGTTCTTTGTTTGTTATAGTTGTCATTAAGAATATAATTTCATCGTCCGACAATGTTGGGAACTGTAAAATAAGGAAATTCTTAATTTTGTTGTTTACTTTTCCAGTCTTCTTTTTATAGCCTATCCATTGGTGCTTCATTGCGCCCATGCCTGGAGACGTAGTTGTAGCCATTAGCCATTGCAATTTTGGATGCTTAGTTGTCTCGCTATTTAAATTCAACAGGTTCATATTGAACCGTTGATTAGTTGCTTTTAACCACCACTCGTCCATCTCTGCCATTGAATGAGATACAGAAGATGCCCAGCGTACCATTACAAATGGCGCAAAGCCTTTCTTCTCTTGCTCGTTCAAGTTGTCATAAAAGTCGCGGTTCTTTAAATCCATTGCACGTAATGCATCGAACATATTCAACTTGTATTTTGTAGTTGGATTTATGCCGGTACCTTCAAGCAGGTATTTGTTTATCTTTTCTTCTTCTGTCTCTACGTCAGCAGGAGCTCCGAACAGTGTAGTGAATGGATCGTCGCTCATTAGTTGTGTAAAAGAGATATATAACCGCAAGTTTTACATTTCAACTTTGGAAGCTTCGGGTCATCAGTAAGCCTAAAGTCATGGCACCCGCGCAGTTTACAAAATAATTTCCAAAATTTCATTGTGCCTCCACAACTCTTTTTAGTTCACTCATAAACCGTTTTGCAATCAGACCATTCAACATCTCGCGAACTGCATTTCTAATAAGCTCGCGATCTTCCTCTAATACATAGTCTGGCCACGGCATTTTCACTTCGTCAGAATAAAACTCGTAGTGAACCACTTCTGCCATATGTGCCATTAGCGAATTTACTTCGTCTGATTGCAAATGTTTCGCCGCTACCGGACGAAAAGCGCCTAAGATTTTTTCTAGGTCTTCTAGTTCTGTTTCGCTTATTTCTTCCATATTACCATACCTGACAAAAGTCAATAATTTCGCACTGTCTGCTAATGTCTTTAACAAAGTAAGCACATTTTGGTCGCGCACCTGATTCCAATGGAACACATAGTATCTGCCCGGGTTTTAATTTGGGAAAGTACCATTTGACATCTTGGTAGATGTCACTGATTTCAATTTCCAAATAATCTGGTCGTCCTTCGTTAAGAGGATTATATATAAACGCCGTGAATCCACGGTCGTTAACATCTTCCAATGGAATTACTTCGCAGTCTCCAAACTCTTCATCAGCCACCACAATTTGCCAATCAATTGGCATCTTAACTTTGTGATTACCAATTGAAAGAACGACTGCTGGAGCGTTAAAGCTTTCCAGAAAGATTAGTGGGATGAAGAAATAATCTGCATCCGCTGGGTTGCTGTTGTCTAATACACAGAAACGGAGATCATCGATCTCGTCTGGTATTTCGTTCATTTCGAACGCAGTGTTTTCAAGTGTTAATATATTCAAACTATTCTCCTATATAAAGCATATTATAGCATACTTATGCATGACTCTGCAAGACTTTTGAAAACCAATTATATCCATTTGAATAAGAAGAATCTTGTAGACTGAAAATATGAGAACAGACATTAGTATTGTTTCAATTATATAAAAGACTGTGTCAAACATCAATTAGCCATCCATGTTCGTATTATGTCATACCATTCCCAGAATAATAATCCGAGATACATTAATACTAGAACTGTAATCACAATTTCATACATTTTAATCTTTTTCCAAGATTACACGAGGCTTAATAGTTGTGTCATTCATTTGTTTCATACGTTCTATTTCCATTTTCAATTCTATTATATCCTCGGTCAAACGTAGTACGTTTGACGCATAGACTCTGTTCATTATTTCAATTTTTCGATCAATTGGTGTCATTTTTTAACCATGTACTCAGTTTCTTTTCTAGCATTCGCAAGAACTTCTGCTCGCCATTTGCCTCCCACGTTTTTAACATGCTGTCTAGCCCAGGCGGCAATGTTCTTTTGCAATTGAGTTAACTTAGCCATATTAGTCTCTGTCTATTTTGGTTATGGTAAATGGATATTCAACATCTCGATAATGCTTCTTACGCTGAGTTAAATGGCGTCTTGCATACTTACACGTTGAAGTAATATCCCAAATTTCAACATGATCTTTATCTGTTGCTAATCGCAGCCCACGTCCAATACTTTGTATAACACGAACAAAGCTTTTGCCTGGTTCGAATAAGCCTAGATTGAATATGCGTGGTATATTCAATCCAACAGCGGCGATTCCGTATGTTGCTATAATAACAATGTTGTTTTCGCTGTGAGCTCTAGAATATTCTTGTTTT